CAGGTTTGGGAGCAACAGGTGCAGGTTTGGGAGCAACAGGTGCAGGTTTGGGAGCAACAGGTGCAGGTTTGGGAGCAACAGGCGCTGGCTTTGGAGCTGGCTTTGGAGCTGGTTTGGGAGCTGGTTTGGGGGCAACAGGCGCTGGCTTTGATGCAACGGGTGCTGGTTTGATTGGCATTTGGCTAGAGTTTAGCGGTCTTATTGGCGAGAACGACTGTTGTTGCTGTTGACGAGGCATCACGGCAGTGGACATTTTTATCTATTGTATTATTATATTATAATTTTACAAAATGTTTGAATTTAAAGAGATAATACTTATACTTTTAAATCCCATGACAACGTTTATCAGAAACAAAGTTACAAAAGTTATTACCGTGGTGGATAACAAACCTGCTAATAAAACTCCTGAATCTCAAGCATAGTTGGTATCAACGCCTACGAGATTGGAGTAAAGCATGAAATTTTCCTGAAGACCGTCTTCTACGTCAGATGCATACAGGAAATCGTAATTCTGTCCCTCGGTTTGCTCCTCGTCTGGCACATCGTCCTCATATACCTCTTCCACCAGTTCGTCCTGCTCCTCATCCATCATCTCTTCCTCGTATATCGTGGTATTTTCAGCATCATCTGTAACATCGACCACTATTTCCTCGGAATCGTCATACGCTTCGTTCTCATCATCCGCATATTCGTACATATCATCTTCAGCGTCGACAACGTCTTCGATTTCCTCGATTTGATCAACGTAATCTTCTTCACTGTCTGCACTTACGAGGTCCATATCGGCTTCGTCTTCGGGTGCGCTCACGGCGTCTACCAGGTCAATATCCTCCTCATAGTCCATTGGGTACGCATAACCAGACTTGTCGTCCTGATAGTTGTAATACGTTTCCTTTCCGAAGAAAACTCTGTAAAGCATTACGCCTATCGCTATGGCTAGTAACACCTTAAGCAAGTTTTCCACGGTAAACAATTTCTGGTAGTCCATCTCAATGTTATTTGTAATAAATATTTTTATTTTATCTATTTTCTTTGACCAAACATCTTCTGCAGATCTGCCGCGGAAATCACGTTCATGCGACCATCCCTGCGCTTCTGATATTCCTTGAATGTTGCCTCGTCCATAACAGGACCGAATGAAACGCCGATATCCTTGGGGGTCACGGTTTTCACATCGATCTTCTCGGCCTCCTTCTTCATCTGGGTGGTTTTCGCATCCCACTCTTCGAACACGGCCCTGTTGAGAACTGCGACCTGCTCCGAAGTGAGATTGCCAACGTCGCGTGTGTTGTCGGTGGACATCGTATACTGATGTGTGCATACTTTTTGTTAAGTTATTTTACACACGTTCTTTTATCCGTAAAAATATATTATGATAGTATATTCCATGAACCCGTTGATAATTCTGGCTATTATCCTCGTTGTTATCGCAATCTCCACAGGTGCGTACTTCTATATGAATAGCGTAGAACAAAAGTACCCTCACTGGGGGTGGGACAAGCACGCCGGACTTCGTTGCAAGAACAGTGACAACACTGGTTGCAATACCGCGTACGATAAAAACGGAAAGCTGGTTGAAATTTGAGTATAGATTACAATTCATCAATTGTTTGAAGTGTGTCGATATAATATATCTTTGTATCGACAAACTGTATTTTCAACAAACTATGTACAGATGCATATTACCTGATTTTAGTCCTGTTTCCGACAATTCCAACATAGTCCTGCGGGCCGCATTTGTTCACAGTACGGGCAGTGTCGCCGTACATGAGCTTACCGTACAATTTGCAGAACCTTTCGATTCCAGTCATGTACACCCCGTCATATACGCCATCTAGACACAGTGAGGTGTGTTTTCCATCTTTAGACACAACGTCGGGAGTGTCGTTGACAATGGTGTCGAGCGCTTCTCTCTTGACGAACATCACGCCTGCGTCCTTGATGCTTTTCACTTTGGCATATCCGTTTTCGTCTGGAATTCCTGCCAGAGAGAGATTATACACGGCACCGGTGTTCTCTAGAGATTCGGCGGTGTTTGCAATATTTGCCTTCACACGATCCCAGTCGATCGTGGGCATTGGGTAAATTCCAACCACAACGTCCTTGTTAGAATTTAGCGCTTTCGTGGCGAAATCTCCGGGAACTCCTGTAGAAAAGTTGATAATGTACACGCCACTGAAGTCTTTCTCTGTGTAGAGAGCTGTGAGAGCCTCGTTGGCTGTCTTGTAGAATCTCATGTCGGCCTGGAACCCATTGGGAGAAGTCATGAGCGTCATCTGAAGATTCAGGATCGAAACACATGTTTGCAGCGCCATATCCCCACGCCCTTCGGTGATGATCGCGATAATTACACGTCTCGCTGCGGTGCTCATTGTGCTACAATACGTAGATATTATTTCTTAAATTATTTAACACACTGTGTAGTGTCGATGTGATATTTTCGTATCGACAAAACACATTTACAAACATTCACTTAACATACTTCAAAAATAAGTATGTGTGCGTGCGGCAAACGAAAGACCGCTTATGGTTTCCAGTGGTTATATGTTCAAAATGTTAAATGATCACCCATATGTAACTCTCTCTAAAATATTTCCAGAGTACACATGCATTCCGCAATGTGACAGTGGGGTAGTAATATCCGCCCAAACATCACCACCCATCTTCTGCCACCTGCGACAGAACGCATAGTCTTCGGACAGGAACCTCTTTGTTTTCTCGTCAATGCTGCAAGCGAAAATGGCAATGTAATTAGCGACATTCTGCCCCTGGATGTCATTTACGGCGAAGAGTTCCTCCTTATAATACTCGTACATCTTCTCTATCATCTCGCGTTTCATCATGAGGAAACCGGTGGCAACGTCTAGAACTTTGACGAACCCGTCGATAGGAGGGTCGTTTGATATCAGGTTGATGTTGAAATCTAGGCCCATTTGGCGAATGTCCTCGGGAGCTCCATTGGCAACTTTTTCCTTTACGAGCCCCCAGTTGATGCTCTTCTTAGGGTATACAGCACTGGTACACTCTTTGTCAAAATTCAACAGACGGAGAACGGACTCGGGGTTGAAACCGATGTCCGCATCAATGAACATCATATGAGTGAAGTGAGGTTGCTGAAGGAATCTTTTCACGAGGATGTTCCTGGCACGTTCGATGAGGGATTCATTACCGACAAAGTCCATGTATATATGCACGCCACGCTGAGCACACAGAGCTTGGAGAGCAATAAGACTTGCCGCGAACGAGTTGGTCATCATGCACGCGTAACAAGGGATGCCGAGGAAGATGCTGGCCTTCTTCTGGGAAGCTTCGGGTAGCTTAGTAAACGCCACTGGTTTTGGCGTGGTTGGTTTAACCTCAGTTGGCCTGGATGCCACGACGTCTGATGGTAGCTCGATGATTTCCGTGAATGCCATTGTGTTAGTGTGCTATATCTATTTAAGTTATTTTTTGTGATGATTTTGCGCATATAACATTTGTATTAAAAATATTAACATAAAGTAAAGATGCCTCCTAAACAACGATGTGTGTATCCGGGCTCGACCAAGGACCTTATTGAATACAAAGGTCTTCTTTATTACCCTCCCAAGAAAATCACGAATCACGTCTGGATAGGGTCGGAGGCCACTTCGGCAGATAAGGATTTTCTCCGCAAACACAACATAAAGTTCATCGTGAACTGTTCAGCAGACATTCCTAGATTCTCCGATATCCCGATGCTCAGAGTTCCCGTGTACGACGACCCGTCGGATGCTTCCAAGATGATAAAATATTTTGGGATTTCGAGCGTGGCGATTAGAGACGTGACTCGTTACGGAGGAAACGTCTTGGTGCATTGTCGCGCCGGTCAGAACAGAAGTTCGACGGTCGTGGCGGCGTATTTGATGACGATCAAAAAAATTGGTTATGTCGAAGCGATGAAACTGATACGTGCGAGAAAGTGTGAGACGTTTAGGCCTTCGAACTTCACATCATCGCTCAAGCAATGGGAAAAGAAACTCGTAGAAAATGGTGTTATAAAACCTAAGAAAAAAGTCAATAACACCGTCAATAACACCGTCAATAATAAGAATAATGTCAAACAAAAAAATAAGAAGTAAGTTTAATGTACGAATATAAAGTCAAGGTGACAGATGTGATAGACGGAGACACGATTGACGTTGTTATTGACCTAGGTTTTGATATTTTCACGAACAGAAGAGTCAGACTTGCTGGAATAGACACTCCGGAGTCCAGGACGACGGATTTGAACGAGAAAAAGTTCGGGATGGAAGCCAAGGAACATCTCAAACATTTATTAGGAAACGCGAGCAACATTGTAATAAAAACATTGGCGACAGACGTGAATGAGAAATATGGAAGGGTTCTCGCCAAGGTGTACACAGACTCGTCCGCGATATCAGTTAATGATTTGTTGGTGTTCCATGGATATGCATGGTCCTACGATGGTGGCACCAAGATCAAAGATTTCAACGCTTTGTTGGCCAAAAGAATGACATGATACTATCCAAGCAACATTTGTCGATACGATTATCCGCGTATCGACAAACATGCATTTTATGTACCATGGCATAATACTAGGGAGCAATCACCAAGAAATTATTTTTGGAGAAATGACGCTGACGGCCTTAAGGCCGAGACCGGACAGCGCTGCGATCGCCAGCTTGTCTGAGAAAGAATCGGATACCATTCTTGCGGCGACATTCATAATGAGGAAAATAATACCGAACTTGATGAGATTAGCCACGGTAGGGACGCTGCCTCCTACGAGGAAAATCACGGCGGAATATGTCATTATCAGGAAGAATGTTTCGGTCATCGCCTGGCGACAGCATCCTATGGGGTTGAGTCTGCACCAGCTTGTGGTGTTGTTTAGGAAGTTATTCTGCAGAGGCTGGGGGATTGGCAGAGAGTATTTCTTCTCGAGGTCGTCTAAAGCCTTGTTCATTTGATATAATATAACATTATTTTATTGCGACGTGATATTAGTTTAAATTAAATGTTTATAATATAATAATTGATGTATTCTTCAAGGAATGAAAACAAAATATACGACGAGGAGTATATCCGGTTCGCCAAGGAGAATGTAAAACGTTTTCAAAATACCACCATATCCCCCACAGAAATGAGCTTTGATTTTCTGTACACGCCTCCGTCGGGAACCGTTAATATACCTCAAAAAATCGAAAAGGTAGAGGAAGTTGCGATTCCCATAAACCAGAGAAGTAGTGGCACGGCCAGCGAAGGAACGTTCGTTCAGCTCCTTTCGAGAGGCCCTCAAGACGTGTATTTGACATACAACCCGGAGATGAGTTTGTTCAAGCGCGTGTATAAAAGGTACACGAACTTCGCCGTGGAGCAGTCCGAGGAGAGGTTCTCAACGACAGTCCGGTTTGGTACAAAGAATACAATCACGGTATCTAAACGCGGAGATCTCGTTGGTTCCATGATTTTGCGGATCGTTCTCCCCAATCTAAATATTCCGGGCGGGACATGGAAAGGAACCATGGGATATAACATCATCGCGGGCACAACGTTGCGGATCGGCGATGCGAGAATTCAGTCTACCGAGGGGCTCTGGTTGGACATCGACGACAAGTTGTTTTGCCCAGATTCAAAATATGCCGGGATAAGTAAACTAGTGAAAAGAGGCGAGGAGCCGGCCACTGACCAAGAATGGGAGATGTTCGTCCCTCTCAAATTTTTTTGCTGCAAAAACACCACTTCGAAGCAACAGTTCATTCCCGTCCTCAACCTGGCCACCAATATAGACGTGTATGTTGATTTTACGTTTAAACCTCTCATTTCTCTCGTGAATCTTCCGGCTAACACACAGCTTCCGGACAATGTTACGTTGGACGCAGGGCTCATCGTCGAATACACATTTCTAGACGACGCGGAGAAGTATAGATTTGCTCAATCTCCCTTGAGTATAACATTCGACAGGGTGTACAGCATAGACAAAAATACCTACCTCACTACAACCAATGGGCAAGTCGTGAATCAATCGAGAGTTGATATCGACCTCAGAGAGTTGAACAAGCCCGTTAAATACTTCGCAATCGTCGCATATCCAGAGAATGATATAACCGGGTTCGAATATACCAATATATTCGAAAAAGGCACGTTTTATCTCAACTCTAATCAACAGTTCACCCCGAGAGCAAGTGAATATTTTTCTATCGTGCAGAAATATCAGCATTTTCGTCGTTGTGACCCTACGGATAACATTCTTGTTTACAGTTTTTCTCTAGATGCCACGTCTTTTCAGCCCACAGGATCGCTGAATTTTGCGCCATATACAAAATCTAAGCTATCGTTTGATATCGTCCCTCAGATTATACAGAAGAAAATAAAAGTGTTCGCGGCTTGCTTAAACTTCCTGGTTTTCGAGAACGGGTTGTGCAGACTGCTTTTTATATAATCACTGGTTAGACTTGCGATTCTTCCGGCAGGAGAGTTTGTCGAGGACAGTCGACTGACTTTCACGACTTTCCATGATCTTCTTCCATACTTTTGCGGCGTCTTCGCCACCGTACATCTCGCGCAATGCATTCATTACAGTTTCTTCTTTGAGACCTGGCACCTTCGTGGATTGTTTGAGAATCAGTTGCACATCCCCCGAAGCTGCTACTTCGTAATTATTTTTTGACATGAACTCCTGGATGATCGTTCCTAATTCATCCTTCTTCTGCCTGACCGCTTTGATGCTTTTAGACGCCTCTGATATTTGGTTTGTGATGTCTACATATTCTTTCACACACTCCCTGAAAAGGTCCAACTGATCTGACATCTCGTTGCTATGTTTTTTATAATATTTTTATTAAGTTAATAT